GAAATCTACTCAATTGAAAGTTAGTAGAAAGTGGAACTCAATGATGATGGGTTTAAAGATGCAGGGTAAGAATGGTTTATTTACTCCGCCAACTTACAGCCACATTTATAAATTATCAACCGTTCAGATGTCTAACGACAAAGGAACATGGTTTGGTTGGGATGTTGCAAAAGTAGGACCAGTCACAGATAAAGCTATCTATGATATGGCAAAATCTTTTGCAGATTCTGTAGGTAAGGGTGAGATCCAACCTAAACACGGCTCAGAAGATAGAGAATCTAAGCACGCATACTAGAATCCTAGGTGGTGGGCGTCGAAGCTAGCGTGGAAACGCCCACTTAATAATTAAAATGATTGATAAATTTAAAGAGATATTTTCAGGTCTAGAGGAAAGATTTGGCTATCACCAAATGGATACAAGCGGCGGTGATGGCAAAAAATCTGGAACCTCTTTCACCTCCTCTTACGCTCACACAAAAGAAATGTGGAAAGCACATTTAGAGGGGACAAAATTTGAAGTTAAAACTAAAAATAAAATTATACAAGCAGATAGCTTAGGTCTTTGTCCTATAAAAAGCGATAGCACTTGCATGTGGGGTGCGATAGATTTAGATGAGTACAAGCCAGATGTAAAAGAATTATTTAAAAAGATAAAAAGTTTAAACTCGCCTTTTATTCCTTTTAGATCTAAAAGTGGAGGCATACACATTTACATATTTTTAACAGAGCCTGTACCAGCTTTACTATTACGAGAAAAATTACATAGCATTAAAAATATATTTGGAGACTGTAAACCTGATAAAATTTTTCCTGTTCAAAAATATTTAAATTTAGAAAAAGGGTCTGCAGGTAGTTGGATAAATCTACCCTATCACAATTATAAAAAAACGGTTCGGTATATGATAAAGGAGGATGGCAGTGCTGCCACTCTCGAAGAGTTCTTTGAACACTACGAAAGAAATAAAGTAACTCCCTCCCAACTTAAAAAATTAAAATCAAACATAGACGAAGGTGACGCAGGAGATTGGTTTCAAGATGGTCCCCCTTGTATGCAAGCTTTAGCTTCTTTTGGAGTTCCTAAAAGTCAAAGAAACGAAGTGTTATTGGATATGACTCGTTACATTAAACAGAGATACCCTGAAGAATGGAAAGACAAAACATTAGAATATAATAAAAAATTTTTTGAACCTGCAGGAAAAGGTATGAGTTTCAGTGAGGTTAGTAATGTTATCGGGTCAAGAGATAAGAGAGATTATGTGTATAGGTGTGATCAAGATTGGTTAAAAAGTTTTTGTAACAAGGAGGAATGTATAAAAAGAAAATTTGGAATTAGTGGATCATTAAGTAGTGAATTAGTTTTAGGTCCCCTATCTTATGTGACATCCAACCCTAAGATATGGTATCTTGGTTTTAATGGTGAAGAGGTAAGATTATATTCAAAAGAATTAGTTAAACAAGACTTAGCAAGAGAAGCTGCAACAGAGCAAACAGGGAAGACACCTCCTAAGATAAAAAACTGGGACATGCAGTTGAGGGCTTTGCAAGAAAAAGCTACAGAGATAGACGCACCTGAGGAAAGTTTACCAACATTTAAACTAAGAAATAATTTAGAAAATTTTTGTTACAACACAAGAGTTAGTAAGGACAAGAAAAAAATATTGTTAGGAAGACCATACGAAGACGAAACTGATATAAGATTTACTTTTAATGATTTTTTTAAATATTTAAAAACAGATGATTGGAATATAACATCAGATCTCACTCACCAAATGTTAAAAAAAATACCTGGGGTAGCGAGAGAGAAGTTTCATATTAAAGAAGGTGTAAAAAGATGGGTGTATGTAGTTAACAAAGAACAGTTTGAAGAAGAACCTGAGGTTAAACAGGATGTTCCTAACTTCTCTAACAATGAAAGTGCATTTTAATGATAGATAAATATTATCCATACCAACAAAGATATAAAATATTAGGTGGACCTGGTTGTGGTAAAACAACAAAAATTTTAAATATATTATCTAATTATATTAAAGGTGGGTTGAAACCTGATCAAGCATTACTAATAGGTTTTGCAAGAGCTACCGTAAAAACTTTACAGGATAGAGTTATAGAACAAAAATTACTCACTGAAAAAGAATCAGAATCAATAACTACTATACATAAATTTTGTAAAGATAAAATAGGCGGGGGAGATGTTTTTAATACTGATGCTAAAAAATCTTTTAAAAAGAAATACATGACTGATCCGGATAAGTGGATCATGTTAGATGATGAAGAGTATGATAGTGAAGATGAGATTGCAGCATTATGGTCTGAAAACCAAGATAAAAAACTTTATATTTACTATGATATTATTAACAAAGCATTGCATGAATATGGTTATGACAAAAACAAAAAATATGGAAAAGATGAATTGGACAAAATATTAAATTGGTTTGGAGAAAGCGAAAACCATAAATATAAAAACGTGCATACAGAACAACTAATATATTTTTATAATTGTCTTAAAAATTTTAAAAGTCAAAATGGAATGATTGACTTTGATGACATGCTAATAAAAGCTTTGTATCCAACAGTTGAGTTTCCAAAATACGAAGTAGTATTAGTGGATGAGGCACAAGATTTATCTAAGTTAGAATGGGAGGTCATATCTAAAATAGCTAGAAAAACTAGAGATTTATATTTAGTTGGCGATGATGATCAAGCAATTTATGGATGGAAAGGATCTAATGTTCGAATATTTCAAAAATGGCCTTGCAGAAAAGAAAACGTTACACGTTTAGAAAAGACTCACAGACTGCCAGGAAAGATATATGACTTTGCTATTTCGATAAGAGATCAAATAAAAACTAGATTAGGTAATGAATTTTTTTGTAAAAAAAGAATTGAAACAGGGGAAGAGGGGGCCATTGATTATGTATATGGTTTAGATGAAATTGAAAATTTAGGACCAGAATCTGAGGTGATTTTTTGTGCAAGAGCTAAAAATCTTTGTCGTCCATATGCATTTTTTTTAAAACATAAGGGTCTAGCATTTTTAGAAAAATCACAAAGTTTAGATGAAAGAGGTAAGTTTACAAGTTCTTTCCCGGATAATTGTAGAAAAGTAATAGAATATTGGAATACTTTGCAAGAAGGGGGTTCAATACAAGGGAAGCATTATATCAGTATGGTAAAAAATATAAAGAAAGATTTTATATCTGATCGTAAAAAAACTGCACTTATAAATAAAGACACATCTTTTCCAGAACTGTATAGTGATGAGCTTTTTTCTTACGAACAATTAAAAGAGAAATATTATTTGAATTGCCCAAAAGAAAAAATTTGGCATGAAATATTTTGGTTTGATACAACAAGAGTTATAAGTCACAAAAAACCAAAAGCATTATTTGAAGACAGAGCGGATTTTAACGATTACTTAAAAAGATGTTGGGAGAAAAACCCTACATTAAAAACTAAAATCATCGTTTCAACTATTCACGGAGTCAAAGGTATGGAGGCGGATAAGGTTGTGATAGGTGTTGAGTGGGGTTTTTCTTTAGATGCTTACCTGTTGGGCGACGATAGAAAAGAAGATGAAGAGTTAAGAGTTTGTTACGTTGGTGTTACAAGGTGTAAAAATAATTTATATCTCTTTGAAATACCTGGTGAATACAAGAAACCTTTTCCTTTATTACAAAACTATATCAAAGATACAAAGAAAGAGAAACAATTAGAAGTGGATAATCATTTTTATAAATTAATAGAACGAATGGAAAGGGAGGTTTATGAGTAAAGTATGGGACAAACAACACGGTGGATCACATTATCAAAAGTATAAAATTCAACCAAGCAAGTTTGTAGTTGAGAATGAGTTGCTATATCCTGAGGGCTGTGCTATAAAATATATAATACGTCATCGCGATAAGGGGAAGAAGCAAGACATATTGAAAGCAATACATTTTTTAGAAATGATAATGGAGAGGGATTACAAATGATACAGAAACCTTTGTTTACAACACAGTCGGAGTGGTTTCCACCCGATGATTTCCCTGACTTATCAAAATATGATGAGATATCAATTGACTTAGAAACAAAAGATCCTGATCTAAAAACAAAAGGATCTTCTTCAATGAGAGGACAAGGTGATGTGGTTGGCATCGCAGTCGCTGTAAAAGATTGGTCTGCTTATTATCCAATCGCTCATGAATCTGGTCCAAACTTAGAACGCAAGAAAGTTCTTGGTTGGTTTCAAGATGTTTTAAAAACAGGTGCAGACAAAATTTTTCACAATGCAATATATGATTTGTGTTGGATTCATAGACTAGGACTCACGGTTCAAGGAACAATTATTGATACGATGATTATGACATCACTTGTGGATGAAAATAGATTTAGATATGATTTAAATTCTGTATCTCAAGATTATACAGGTATGGGTAAAAGTGAGGGTGCATTACAAGATGCAGCAAAAGAATGGGGTGTAGATGCTAAGTCAGAGATGTATAAATTACCCGCCATGTATGTAGGTGAATATGCAGAAAAAGATGCGGAAATAACTTTAGCTCTGTGGCAAGAACTTAAAAAACAAATTGAATACCAAGACTTACAATCAATAGTAAATTTAGAGCAAGAGGTTTTACCTTGTATTCTAGATATGAAAGTAAAAGGTGTAAGAGTTAGCGAGTCACAAGTTGATCAATTAGACAACCAATTAAAAAAATCGTACGATCACTACATAAAAAGAATACATGATGATACAGGTCTTTATCCTGAAGTATGGGCTGCAAAAAGTATTGAACTTGTGTGTAATAAATTAGGTATCGATGATTTTGATAGAACAGAAAAAACAAAGAAACCTTCTTTTACAAAAAATTATTTAAAAAACCACAAAGGACACAAACACAGTGCAGTATTAAGAGCAATCGCTAGTGCGAGAGA